CCCATACTCACTTGTCCCCCGCTATCCCTGTCTCCCTTCCTTAATAAGAACTCTTTTACAACAAATAAAGAAGCAAGCCTTCTAATCCTCCTTGGAAAATTACCAGATGTATACCCGGAGGTATAGGTTATCTTTATATTATTCCTTCCCTCAATAAAACTATATTGCATCATAGGCCATGCGCCAGTTGCAACCACTAAATCACTCTGAGGAATCCTTAATAAACTAATGCTACAATCCACATATAAATCAGAAGCCTTTACCTCAGTATCCGTAGAAGCAGCCCTTATAACCACCCCATCAACATCTGTACAATTAATATATACAATATTATTAAATGTAAGCCAATTCTGAGAATTATCAACCCTTATAACGCAATCAGCAACACCAATTATGGGACATCTCGGTAACATAATATAATCTTGCCCAGTTCCATCCAGATAAATAGTCTCTGTTACCTGCTTTAATGTTCTCTCTATTGCTTCATCTACATCCTCTTCAGCTTGATAGATATAATCAGTCATATAGGTATCAACATCTACAAGGCCAGTTAAATCTACCTGTTTCATAATACCTTGGACATCCCCTAATGTGCAATAGGTATCACTTGGTAAATCTGATCCAGTAAGAGTATCCTCTTTAATAACCTCAAATGTTTCCTCTTCTGCCGTAGAGATTCCATCAAGAGTCCCTGTCCACAAGGCGTTATATAAGTCAAGAGTCCAAGAAGAGGGAATACTAAACTCATAAAAGAAATATCCATCAGATATTTTAGTAGGAGTAGTGGCAACAATCACTACATCATCCCCATGATAAATGGCGACCTGTGGGCTGGTAGGGTCAACCATTATATCGTTTACTTTCCAGGTCGAATACAGTTTTGCTGTTCTACCTCTTTGGAATCTTAACATCTATATTCCCCTGTGTTACGCAGTATCTACCCTAATTCTTGCAGTCCCCGTTGTCTCATCCTCGTTTGTAAGCTCGGGATAATAATACCCTGTAACGTTCCCGCTTGCATCAACCTTAGCTAACACAAGAACTGCATGGGGGACTTTATTGACATCCCTTGGGACGGCCATAACATCGTGCTTTCCTTCTCTTTTTCCTGCCATATCATACCTCCTAAGAAAGGGGCAAGGGAGAGATACTGTCGGGACCGCAGTATCTCAACCTTTCTATAAGGCCTTGCCCCATTTTTAAAAATTCTAACCCCTATCTAGTCCCATAACTTTTTTCTTTAAAGAAACTTTCTTAATCCTCTTTTGACGCACCTTATCTCTTATCTTCTCACGTTCAAGGGCTAAAGAATCAACCCCTTTCTTGACTCCATCTACCGTTAGATTATCGTCGTTAGCCTCGCTTAAATCAATGACGCGAGATTGCCCCGTATTCTTATCTTTTATCTCAAATTTTCCACTTATTTCTTCTAAGGTACCATCCCTTGCGGCATCCTTTCTGGCAAGGCCTTCAGATTGTGTTCCTTTAACAATATTCTCATTAACACTATCTAATAACCTCTGGCTAGACTCAGACATCTTTTCATCATCTACAACCCTCTTCCCAAGAGCTTTCGCCGTTTCCTGAAGAGTGCTCGTATCAATATTTTTTTGCTGAAAATCTTGCAATAAACTTTCAGACTTACTCAGTGCATCCCTTAAAAACCTTGTAAGCTCGGTAATACGACCATCACGGGTCAGCTTACGAATTTCTTCCACTAAACGATTAAAACTCCCAGGCGTCTTATCGGTAACTCCGCTGGCAGTTTTTCCTCCTGCAAGGAAATAAAGTTTTTCACCTCCTATCGCCTCTCTATTAAGTAATTCATCGGCCTGTTCGGGAGTTACCCTTGCCACACTCGCACTATCAAATTCGATCATTTTCCCGTCTTTCAATGTTGTTAAGCTTACGCCCGAACTTTGGATTAAAACTCCACCACTCATCATTCTTCCCTTTCATACTCTGTTTCTAGTTTCACTTCTACGTTACACAAAATTCAATAAAGATTTTTGCTATTTCATGTATGCCCCTTAATCTTTACTGGCAACAATACAATCTTGAAAACAAACTCCCTGAGACCCAATCCTCCACCCCCCCTGAATAAAGGGCTCTTTAACAATAAATCCTTTCCGATAATAGGCTTCTCTTATTACCCCTTCGCCATAAGCAATAGCCTTCTTGCCGTCTAAATAGTAAATCCCTTGATCTCCTCCTTTAAATACATAAAAAGAAAACCCCATATTCATAAAGCCCAAAGAAACTCTGTCTATTATAAAGAATGTAGCTAAACAAATCCCATTGTTTTTCAATACTCTATTTATCTGAAAAAGATAGTTTAGTATCCCATCCCTTTCCATGTGAGTAAAAACAGACATAAGAAAAACAAGATCAAATGTGTTATCTTCATATGGAAAAACAAAAGTATTAGAGGATAGTTTTCCACCTAAGTTATACCTGTCGCTCTTTACATCAACATGCTTAAAATCAAAATTAGGATTATTCTTAACCTTATCTTTACATTCATTTATCTTAGAAGGAATAACATCAAATCCACAATAACGTCCTTTTAAAAAATCAATAAAAGGACCAACCATTCTCCCCTCTCCACATCCAACATCTAAAACATTCCAATCTGGATTCAAACCACAACACTCTCTAAGGTATTTAAAATAGAAATCTTCAGTGCTAAGATTTATCATAATCCATTATCCTTCAACGTACATTTCTTTTGAGATAGCCTCGTAATCTACGCCCCTGATCTTTGGTTTCGTACGATACCTGTGAAGGTCTTTATAGTCTTTAGAAAACAATAAATGCCCATATGTATCATACAAGGCACAGCCAGGATACGGAGTAAACCATGCAGGACTATAAACGTCGGGATTAATAGCTTTCACCATTGAGGTTGTCTCTCTTGCCTCCTGTGGCGTTTCTGTAGGCGCTCCATACATAATATTGGCTACAATTTTAAATGTATGCTTTCTAAGAATATACACTGCCTCAAGATTCATCTCTCTCGTCGTTCCCTTATTGAGCAACCTTAATATTCTATTGCTCCCACTTTCAAATCCGACACTAACCGTATCACATCCGGCTCGCCTCAATTCCCTAATCATTTGCTCATTTTTAACTATAATGTCTGCTCTAATAGCGGTAACAAAGGGAACTCCAATTTTGGAAGCCTTATATTGTTCACAAAATTCATGTACCCAATTTATATTAATTGTAAACGTATCATCTATAAAGTCAAAATAAGCAGCGTTATATTTATCTTTGCACTCTCTCATTTCCTGTATTATGTTAGAAACGTCCCTTTGCCTTGTCCTCCCAAAAACCAACTTTGGAACGGGTTGACAGAAAGCACACTTGAATGGGCATCCCCTTCCCGCCATCATCGTAACATAAGGGGACCTTCCTTTCCAATAAGGGGTATTTAACTCTTTATAATCAACTAATGACCTATCTATAAATGGAAGTTCATTAAGATTGGGTCTCTCTCCCCTGAAAATTTTCTTGTCCTTATATTTCTCAAAGTTGGTGTCAAGCATGTCTAAAAGGATTAACTCTCCTTCACCCTCAATCACATAGTCTACATAAGGCTTATCTCCTTCTTCAGGAGAAATAGAGGCATGGACCCCTCCAACTATGGTCACAGGATGCCAAGGAAGCTCTTCCTTTGCCCTCTGAAGCACTTCAAGAGCCATCCCGAAGTCAACACTCATCGCCCCTGCCCCAACGACTTCAGGGGCCATTCCCATAAGCTTGGCAATTGCATCCCCCATGTCGCTACATGCGCGTAAATCTAAAATGCTACACTTATGCCCATTTTTATTAAGGAATGTGGCTATAGAAAGAAGTCCATGATTAAGAGAAGATTCTTGACGGTTTGCCCCGCCATAACTCCCCCACTTATTAAGAATAACAGCCGGATTAACCAAGACAACTCTCGCCATTTTACTTACATCCTTCCCGCATTAATCTATTTTCTTCATCTGTGAACGGAAAATGCTTAAACTTATTCGGCCATGTTCCATGCTTTTTAGCAAGATATTCAAGTCTTGATTTGGTTGTTTCACTCCTCAACTTTTCGCCAAAACAAGACCCCCAATAATGATAAACATAGACCTTTTTACATATACCAATCAAAAACCCTTTTTTTCTTGCCCTATGGCACCAATCATCATCTTCTCCAAGTCCCCAAGCGGTCTTCTTATTTGAAAGCCTATCATCTATTGGCCCAACAAGATCAAATATCTTCCTATTAAACATTGTACAGAAAAAAGGACTAAAACGACTAACTACATATCCAACACCATTAGATACCTCTTTTAGTGCTACCCTATTTATATCATTCATCGTCTCAGGCTTAGATACATCACAACTGGCAAGGGCTGGTATGAACTGTTTTGGGTGCATCGGAATCCCATGTCCTCCCGTCATAGGGTCAACACAGGCAAGATTTTTATACCTATTAAGAATATCCATTAAATATTTATCCCAATCTTTCGGGACAAGAATGTCTTGATTTAAAATAGCCACATATTTAGTATCATTCCCAATGGCATGATACCCGCAATTAACGGCCCTTGGAAACCCTAATCTACTTATGGTGCGAATGGGAAAAAGCTCACATTTATTTGACCCCAGCACCAGTCTCTCTATTATCCATTCCTCGATCTTTCCCCCTCCATCAAACACGGGGATAAACTCAAATCTTTGGCTTGTATTCTCCAATAAAGACTTTAACATCCCTCCGACATGCTTCTGACCCAAATATATTGGGACAATAATAGAAAGATTAATCGACATTACTTTTTTCCTTTCAAATCTAAAGCAATGTTTTTCTGCCTGACTATTTCTAATTTTTTAAGATGATCGGATTGCTGTGAAACAGAATTCTCGTGAATAAACACACAGAACATTTCTTCTGGAATAAACTCAAAACTGCACCCATTTCTCATCATTGCCCACCACAAATCCCAGTCTTGCCCAACTAAAATATCATTATCAAATCCAGGGAATTTAGACATTCTAATCAAACTTGGCATTGCAATATAATTCATGTGCCTTAGAAGCTGGCCATCACGAGGATGGTTTGGGTGGGCACCATCATAATGGTTTTCTATAAGTTTAAAAGAACCGTTAGAGTCCTTAAATGAATGCCATTTTGAATAAACTACGTCAACACCTGTCTTTTTCATACTATCCATAAAGGTCTCTATGAATGTGGGCAACAACCAATCATCAGCGTCTAAGAATAATATGGCATCTTCGGTACAACGCCTTGCCCCAACATTTCTTGCTTTGTTGCCATTCCTAAAGTTAGTCTTTATATACTCAGTAGGATACATCGCTGCAACATTTCTTGCGCTGTCCTTTTTGTCTGAAGAATCATCAACAACAATAACTCTTGAAGGAAGCATCGTCTGTGAAAAAATACTGGAAAGGGCTCTCGGTAAATACATCCCATAATTATGGGTAACAACCACGATAGTAAGACTTATAGGAGATTTTTTACCATGCAATTCAGAAACGCCCAATAGTTTTCCGCTTCTAGCTAATCCCCTAAATTTCTCAGCGTTAATGTCTTGTAATCCAACATTCACACCATCACCAGATTTCATTACTATGGAAAGTTTCTTAGGAATTCTCTTAATCCCAACACCCCCGGATAAAGCCTCAATCCGAAGGAATAAATTATAATCTCCGGCGGGCTCCTCAATCCTTCCAACTCGATACCCTCCAGCAACATTATATACAAATTTTCTATACGCCCTTACTCCGGTAGCATAACACGTATCATCCCTCAATTGCCAACTTATATAATCTGGTTTAATAAAATTACCAGTTTCTTTTCCATAAAATTCACAATCCCCATATACAAGGTTAATAAAAGGATCAAAAAACGCTTCTCTTATAGCATTTAAAGCATTTGGTAAAAGTAAATCATGGTCATCAAGCTCAACAACAATCCCATTGTCTGGGACACATCCATTCCCCGCTCCACGAGAGGCATTTATCCCAAGCCTGCCAGGGTTCTTAATAAGTCTAACCTTATCCCCATGAAGGGCCACAACGCTATCCGTATTATCTTGCGCTCCATCATTGATAACAATAATTCCATCAGGATTTTGACTTATAACCTCTTTAAGGGTTTTTCTTAAATGATCTGCTCTCCCTCTTGTGGGAATAACCACAAAGATAGGAGAATCTTTTGTCGTCAATATAGGAGCCACTACTCCCTTTGGTAAATTATCTCGATGTAAACATATGTCTGGATTAATAGATAGAAGTTTAGCCCCCACCTCATCATCTACTGTGATAAAAGTGCGATCATCCATAGAATAAAATTTACCGTTAAGGAAAATGCTCCGCTGTCCCGAGCGTGCCCGAATTCTCACTTCTATGCCCCATTAAGTATTGATTTAATAAAAATAAAAACAACAATGGTAACAATTCCGCTTGCAGTCAATCCTCCAATTGCCCCAATAAATGCAAGCTTTACCCTACTAACGGAATTATTTACCTCAAGGGTAGATAGCCTCTCCATAGTTGCTACATGCGCCTCGTCTCTCTTCTCCATCTCTCTAGCAAAATTTCTTTCGATAACGCCCATCTTATCAGCTATGCTGCCAACATCATTTGAAAATCGTTCTGTTACCTCTTGTATCCTCCCAAGAACAAATGTCAGTGATGTAGAAACTGCCGTTACTTCTCTCGCTAATTCACTGTGAGACTCACAAAGTCCAGATTTCACAGGGGGCATTATTTCTCCTTTAAGCTACCTAAGATTGAATTAACGTATGTCTCTGCTGGAATCTCCCATATACATCTTGGGTTTTTACATGAATAAGAATTACACGGGTAACATTCAATTTCTTTATAAATAACTTTAGTCCTCTCAGGGGCAGTAATTCTTAATAAAGAATCGATAGCCCCAAAATAACTAACTATTTTTACTCCAGGAATTGCGGACGCTAAATGAAAAGTCCCGGTATCAGGAGTAAATAATACGTCGCACCTATCTATCACAGCGCCCAACTGACGCACTGTTAATTTTCCAGTTAAGTCCAGGCAACCATCTACAGGAGACATAGATTGCTGTTGTTGATGATCTATCAACAAACATAATATACCTTTTTTACAAAGAGCCTTAACAATGTCGCTAATAACAGAATATTTTAAGTTTCTGTTGTCACAAGTTGTTCTCAACACCACGCCAACAACACTTCTACGGGTCTTAATGTATCCTCTTACCCACTCCTTTTCTTCTTCTGCTACGTTGTATATAAGAGACTTATCTTTAATCGGCAACTTTATTTCAGGGATACAACTTGCAAAAATATCTACTCGATGTTCGCTTTCATGTTTCCCGACAACAAACTCTATTTGATTTAATTTAATAAACCACTGATATTCATTTAATAAATCGGTAGAAATGTCTTTCATCGCAATTACTTTATTGACAAGAGGATTTCCATTAAATAACTCTTTATACCTATCACGAACCATAAAATCTAATTTAATGGCAGGATTTATTTTCTTTACTTCTCTAAGAAGAGGGGTGCAAAGAAGAATATCTCCAAGTCCTATATCTCGTATAAAAAGACCTCTTTTAGCTTCTATTAATGGTTTTGGATTTTTTAATAGGAATGTATACTGGCCACCAACCAAGAAATCAAAAATATATTCGTCTGGTACATAGCATATATGATTGGTAAACTCAAAACTCTTACCACGAATAATCGTAACCCCATTTTCCCAGAGTGAATATATTTTCATTAAAATACTCCGAATAAATCAATGTAAAAAATAAAAAAGGTGTCCCGAAAAACCTTCTTTATAAACAATCTTCTTTCAAGCCTTATTGGGTCGCTCTATTACGCTCCAATATTGATGATCTTAGCCTGAAAGACTTCAACGGTCATCATTAAAACTGAGAACTCTGCAACCAGAGTCCGATAGCTGGTATTAACGATTGCAAGATCAATTGAAGACACCGGCATCAAATCAACCATCGCTACGGCATTACCGTCATCCGTAATCGTTGCATCGTCAATAAGATACGCATTATTAGAAGTATACCCGGTTGCCGGATATATAAACCTGCTTCCAATAATATCAATGATCCCAAAATCGCAAATCCAGCGGTTCACAGAAATACCAGACGGAACATCAGCCAACCCACCCCCTTGCTGTTGAAAGAGCCTATAATAGCCCGTCAACACTAACTCAGAAAAGTTTTGCTTATCACGAAAAGAAAACACAAGAAACTGCGGTTTCCCACCAAGATTCGCAACTAACCGAGCCGTCGTTGACACAGCACTTAAGGTAATCGGTGCGTTTGCCATGTCCGTCGTATTAGTAGTAATAAGACGATTAAAACCATCAAACTCCAAGCCAGTATCATAAGTGCTATTCCCATTGATGATCGCCCACTCCTCCATTAGGCCAACATTGAGCATTTTCATCTTCACCTGGCGAGCCTTATTATCTGCATAACTCTTACCCGCCATCTGAGCGAAAAACGTAACTTGCGCAATATCACCGAGTGAAACGTAGGGAGCACTCATATACCTGTAACTAGCCTGGACAGCCGTAGGTAAGCCTCCAGCCGCGAAAAAGCCTGCATGAGGCCCAGTCCCAGCAAACCTACCTTCGGCGTGAACCGTGGCGGTTAGCTGATACCAAGCGTGCGCATCACCGTTACCCGGAAATCGACGTAAACGATTTCTAATCGGAGTATCGGTAGGCAGTGCAAGAGCCATTTCGTCCTGAAGGTCTTCTCTTACCAACATTAGGCCGGTAACAGCAGTGGACGATATCGCCTTCTGCAAATCACTAACGACCTTCTGCACTTCCAGGGGATCAGTCATCCCAACTGAAAGAGGACTACCAGTATTCATAACATACCTCCTTACTGTCAATAAAGTTGTCAAAGAACGCACGGGGTTTCTACGCCCCTGGAAGAATATAACCGAATCCCGATATTCCGCATTATATTCGCAATGTAATATTAATCTTTCTCAGATCAATATATTACGTAACCTTAGCCTTAATTTTCCTGTCTAAGACATCTTCTGCAAATGTTCTGTCCGCAACAGGAACGGCTTCTCCTGCATTAATCTTTTGCCTAATACCAACTGCCTTTTGAATCTCTGCCGGAGAGGGAGTTTGAGACTTATTAACATCGTCCTCAGACCCATCAATGCTACTCTTATTCATAGGTCTTTTCTGCCTTGTATCCTCAGCCCCCTTACGAGGACCAGGAGCCCCTTCAATAGCATCAATTTTCTCCGACAAAGCGGCAACAGCATCAGCTAAACCAGTTTGGACCTCAAGAATATCGCCAAACTTTCTAATCATCATAGAATTAGCATTACCTTTTTTCCTCAGCGACGCCGGAGAACTTACTTCGCTATACTGCCCTGTCTTCAGCTTGTACAACTGACCACATCCAGGACAGGTTGCCTCATTTTTCTGAAACTGCCCAGAATGAAGAAGTTTCAAGGTAGTTCCACAATAAGCACAAGATTTCCCAACAGTTGAGGACTCCTCGCCCTCCAGTTCCTCCTCAAGGGCATCTAAAAGCCTGTTCACCCCATCATCTTCATACTCTTCGTCGCTTCTCGCATCGTCAACATCATAACGGTCAAGCAGACTGTCATCAGCTTCACCCGTTAGATCATCAACATCATCGAAGAGCCCTTCGTCACTATCCCCTTCCTCGCTTTCCTGAACAAATCGAGTATCCTCTTCAGTTGTGTCAGGCTCATGTTCAGTCGCCTCAGCCAGAGGCTCGTCTTCAATCACATAATCTTCATTGGGCACAGAAGCTTCACTCTCTTCGCTTGAAGCAATTTGCTGTAAAATCTTCTTTGCCCGAGCTACATCATTACGTTTCATCAACTCCTCCTTACTTAAGCCAGTACTTCTAACTCTTTGTTTAACACAATACGAACAATTCAACGGATCGTGACTAGCACCCAGGACTTTTATAATTCGCCCATGAGCTTTTTTCTGTTCAGACTCGGTAAGACCCATTTTCCCTAAGAACTGTAGCGCGCTCATTGCATGAACTTTATCTGGAATAGGTAAAATACACTCCTCGTGTATTCCGTCATCCCTCTTATACCTCTTAACAAGTGCAAATTTGTTATTAGGTAGCTCTGCAATAGCCTCATCAGACATTACTTTCGCCAATAGACTAGTAAGAACTTTAGATTTCTGCACAATCTCATGCTGTAAAATATCTTGCGTAATAAGATCATCATTACCACGCTTCATCATTGTAAAAACACATTTCGGATGTGCAGGACGATCTACAAGAGAAATTTCATTTAAAAGATATTTAGTTACACGACTAATTGTCTTATTAAACTTATTGCTATATTCCTTCACTTTATCGAGGGCCTTCCCTCCAATACTAAATCCTTTATAAACCCCCTCTTTAACCTTATTCCATGCTTCACCATCAACAACGTGGGCTCCAATTTCTAATGACCTCTCAGTATCATTAATTTGAAGTTCTGGGATTGTGCCAACAGCTTTATTCTGGTGCATTTCTCTAAGGTTGCGCCACTTCTTAAACTCAGGAACCGCTTCCTTAGTCGCTTCCCATTCAACAACCTCATCTTGTTCATCAAGACCATCAGCAGTGGCTACCCCGAAAACCATATGCTTTTCATCATCTACTTTTGTAATTGGAACAAATTGTTTGAATTCTTGTCCTGCGCCTGCTGGGGCTCTATAGCTCTTAATAACTTCCATATATTCCCTTCCTGTGCAAAATATCCCGATAGTTACGCTTCAACCAATTCTCCCCCTCTTAATACAAAAGTTTTCTTCCCCGCAAAGCCTCCTAAGTCCCCTTCTCCAATGCCACTAAATAGTTTAGATTTTCCGGGGTTCCCTTTACTGTTTTTTATTTCAGAAGGAAACTTTCCTGGGAACGTAAATTCAAATTCAGACCCATCTTCATGTTCACAAACGGCATCATGCTCTCCCGTTTGCTCAACCCTAATAGGATCAGTATCTTTTTGTTTAATGTCTGCATCTCTTGGAGCGCCCATATCATACCTCCACGTTTATATTATCGACCTGATGGGAGAAACTGTTTAGCCATTCACTTTTCGCTAAAGTCCCAATACGAAACATCTCTTCTGGATAACGGCCTTAAGCGATCTTTAAAAACAACTCTATTCCAACCAATTTTCTTAAGTTCTTTTAATTTTCTAACCTTATCCGCTCTCCAACTTGGAGCTTTAAATAAATACTTATAATCCGGGACTACTTTCTTCAATAAAGCTTTTCTGGTCTGATAGGGAAGAGAGCGAACATCTCTCCCGGCATACTGAATGATGTCAGTAGCCATTACCTTTGGCATCCCTAACTCTCTCTGGGCTACCCTGCTTCTAACAAGGTTGGTTCCAAACACCTTTCTCGTTGTATTAGCATCTCTTGAGAAAACCTGAGCTTCAATAACATTCCCAACGGGTAATGAATAATCTCTTACGGCACTAAGATAATTAGTCTTATCTATGTACTTCCCTGTTTTCTTATTCTTTTTATAAGAGATAATACGATTTTGAGTAGGCGTCGTATAAATATAAACATGTTGCCCTCCCGATTCAGGGATCATTTCATAGCGTTTATCCGCAATCATCCTCTTCGTAGGAATGCCCTTAGGTCTTATCGGAAGATATTTAGCGGTAAAAGCGGGCTCTTCTATGCGCCTCAATTGTTTCCCGGCAGCAATATACCTTCCCTTGTAGGCCCCTCCTAATACCCTAAATATTTTTCTCCATCCCCATCGTTCTACTTCTGCAAGCCCTAATTTCGTCCTCGTATACTGCCCTTTTCTTCCCCCCACATTCACCTTCCCAGATTTAGGAGGATTCGATTTTACAAATAATGCCTTCGTTGCCCCCTTATTCGGAAATCCTTCTTTGGTCACAATGTCATACCACTGTTTTCCAAACTTTATACGGAATGAATGATACTGATCCATACCAAAACGATATTTCCCTGAAACATAAGCTACTTCTTTAGGTTTCTTAAACTTAATATCTTTTTCAGGTTTCTTACGCTTGGATAATTTACCCCATCTCCTAGAAATTCTTACCCTTCTTAATTCGTCCTCATCAACATATTCTTCATCAATCCCTCTGGCATCTTTTGCTGAAACAAATCTTCCCGTAAGTAATACATACCCATATTCCTTCTTAACCCCCCTTAATAGTCCATATTTTATGCAAATATCTATATGAAAATCATATTGGCCTCCAAGGTATATCTTCCTTCCAACTTTAATAGCTGGCCTCATACCTATTAGGTCTTTTTCTGTAATCTTCTTTCTTGACTTAGAAAATTTGTGTTTTTCACTCCAAGCGACAACGCGCTTAACCTCATCTTCCATTAGGTAATCCGCATCAGCCTTTTTAGCCTCACGGTAAGTAATAAATCTTCCCGTAGGCAATACAAACCCCCGCCATGAAGGGTCTCTCAAGCCATATCTTACTGCAATATCGTGATGAAGGTCAAGCGGCCCACCGGTATATATCTTCCTTCCCATCTTAACAGCAGGTCTCATCCCCATAAGGTCTTTTCTTGTCAACCTTGTCTTGGCTTTAGAAAATTTCCCAAACCCTTCACCTGGAGGGAAATCAAAATACGCATTAAATCTTTCTTTATCATCCCGTAAAACAAAATCTCTATCCATTTTCTCTGCCTGAGGTCTTGTAATAAAACGGCCTGTCCTTAAGATAAACCCTTCTATCGCCCGTAAACCTTTTGCATAAAAAAGCCTCCCATATAAACCATAATCTCTTATAATGTGGTAGTGCATATCGGTAGAATCCCCGGAATATACTTGCCTCCCTACCTTCACAGCGGGCAACATCCCATAAAGTTCAGACTTCGTAGACTCTCCAGCTTTCTCAACTACAAGTGCTTTAGGGCTAAGGAATGTCCCCAAATCAAGAGCCCTGAATACTTCTTTCTCAAAATCTTCTTTATCCCTAAAAATAGTAAAATGAGAACTGTAGCTCCATCTATCTTTTTTCTTTTCATTTAATCCAGGCAACCATATTATTGACTTAATAAGCTCAGGCAACCCATTAGCACTCTTTGAATAATCATCATATATAACAATTGTCTTTATAGAGTTTATTCCAAGCCCTTGCTCTCTCACGAATAAACGAATGTCTCTCTCTAATTTGCTTGCTAACTGCCTCCGATGTTTATTATGTTGCAAAAGGACATCCACAAATGGAGTTACTTTATATTCCTCTCCAGTATCAACATTTATAACCTCTTTATTGGACTTCTTAAATACATCTCCCTTCTTTGGCATTATATCTTTTTCAATCACTTGAAAGAACTTATATCTTCGAGGGAACTTCTTATTAAACTGCACAGGCGCTATCTTATAAAATGCAAAGCTCTCTGCAAAGTCATCTCGTATGTTAAACCTTGCATAATCACTAACAAAGGGAGCCGTTCTATTTGTGTAGAAATCGCTCTCAATAGCTTCTCCGGCCAGATTAGCACTGGTGGACCGGTAGTAGTCTTCCTTCCGCTCAGACGCCAACACAGCGTCCGTATCGAGGAACGCAGGCGCTATCCTCTCCCACTCTCTTTTCATTTCATCGTCAAGCAACTGGTACCATATCGTATGCCCAAATTCATGTAAGACAGTTTTCTCAAACTCTCCTACAAACTGCCCCAACATATTTATAACGCCAAAGCGAATAAAGTATTCAGGGACAACGCTGAACTTATTCTCATCTACTAAGTAAGAAGCGTGCGCATAGCATTTCCTCTTTATACCGAAACGACTAATTAGAAATGCCGGAAGATTATATTTAGCGACTATCATTGCAGTTCGCTTTATCATACCACGAGGCAAATCTTCATCTGCCCTTTGAGATATAATATCTACCGCTCTGATATAGTCTTGATAAGCTTCCTGCTTTGACTTATTCCCAGTAAATATAATATTGTCCCTATTAACGATTAAATAAGGACCGGAAGCAATGTCTTTAGGTTTAGCCCCCTTAGCCAATTTTACCAAATGTAAAAAATTAACTAAAGGCATTTCCATTGCTACTATATTAGGATAAAGATCGGGGGTAGTAATAGCATCCGCCCCTATAAACTTCATAATAGAGGGGGATATTTTCTCGGGTTGAGATAGCTCTAATTTTATTCTCTTACCCATTCTCTAACTCTTCCTCTATTTTTCTTATTTCATAGGCAGTAGTATATTTTCCAAGATAGTGATGCTTACCCGCTAACGACATTAATATTGCTGAAATCAGATTTTTCTTGCGCACAGGTTTCCCGGCAATCACCCTTCTAACGGATGGATACTTACGTAATAATGCCTTAAGGGTTAGATGTGCAATTCTAGCAACCCCTTTTCTTCCCATCCTAACGCCATATTTTGATGCGACAGGAATCCCGAGTACCCCAACAATACCTATAATAGCCCTTGTAAGCCAATTACTTTCTCCTGCCCCAGCACTTTCTATTACTCTCTCAAGTTCTTGTGCTGTTGGGTCAAACTCTTCCTTGTCTTTCCCTTCGGTAACTCCTTCAGCAATCCCCCTTACAACGCTTCTGCGTATAGCCGCCTGTACGGGCTTCTCTTCTTCGTCTAAAGGCCCAAGTCCTCTTTGGGAATAAGGATATCTCATTGGCCTTAAAGGGCCTCCCATCATGGGTCTTGCTGGATAGTTATAATCAGTAAAATAGGGGTCTTGTTTCTTGATATAACTAATCTTTACAAGGCTATCCCCTCCACTTTCTCTCCTAACATCGTCTAATACTTTCTTTATCTTCTTTTCACTTGTTACTTTTGTTTTCTTACCTTCTTTCTTATTATTACCTTTTTCTTTTTTATTAGAGGGAGGTTGCTTGCGAGAAGAGGATGGAGCAGACCTCTTTGGAGAACTCGTCCCAGCAACCTCCCTAGCGGAAGAGCGAACAGATTTATTATTCTTATCAGGCTTCTCTTCCGGCCCCGCTTGTTCTTCTGTCGTTTGACTTTCCTCAATATCTCCTGTAATTTCCATCTGTTCTTTATAGTCTTCAAGGCTTTCAATGGGGATCATATTCCCTTGAGGGCCAGGGACCAAGATAACATCCCCTCCCCTTATGGGCCTTAACCCCAGCCTTCTACGTCTCTGGTTTCTTGATATAACCCCATTATTTATGTCTGCATTATCAATATCTGTCTGGAGTGAATTGTCTACTGTGTCTAACCCAAGCCATTTGAATTTTACCATTCCGGCTTTGTCCATCGGCTTTACAATGCCATCATTTAGGCCATCTTCAAACAAAGTCAAAATAGAGCGCAATCCCCTATCTTTTGTAATCTTATATTGGACTTCTGCGGTTGTCCTATGAAGGTCTTGAGTAAACCCAACATCCTGAGGAGATAATTGAAAGCAAGCACATTTAATAGATGTAGACCATTTAAGATATTCATACATTTGCATATCTTTATTCGTCCCCATCGTAAGGGGAATGCTATCCATCTTTTCTGTCCCACTCACAAACATAACTCGATGAATAGCTCCCCTGCGCCCTATCTCTTGATTCCAAAATCTCTGAAAAGCGACTCTATTTTCGGGCCTTACGTCTTTCCCTAAATTAATAATCATGGGAGGGATGTTTGAATTCTTGAAGAACTCAATATTATACTGATCTGCATACAGACTTGTCGTTATGACATATGCCATAACCTCAATCGGAGCAAACCCGTAAAAATGTGGCTGCATATTGTTTACAAAATAAACAATCTCATCTCTCGTAAACTCAGCAATATCCTCTTGCTTGTTATTCCACACAAAAGCGGTATCAGGAGGTTTAGGGATCGACCTATCGGCATTTCTACAAACAACCAATTCTTCCCCAGGAATATCATATATCTCAGCCAACTTATTTCCGGCAGAATTGTTATTCTTTACAATAACCCCTGCATCATATAATAAAATGTCATCCACCACCCTTAAAAGAAGGGGTTTCAGTCCAGTATAGTCATCGCTTGGTTTCTTTAAAAGATCACGTATGGGGATGGAAATATTAACTGCCTCATCCTTAACCCTTCTCTCAAGGACATCGAATAATATGTTAATATTCGTCTTTTTATCTACGGTAGGAGTCTTATCCCTAAGGACTCTATTAATTTGGGTTTGTCCTATTTCAAATATTTCTTTGGACAATCTAAAAAATCTTGGAGTAATAAGGTCGGAAGCAAAGGGCTTTAATTGGATAAGGGAGACTTCTTTCCACTCATCTAATTCAGAAAGTATTTCATCTACATCTGGAACGACATCCCATTCTGATAACTTTATCTGATCTCTCCGGCTTTGCATAATCGCAAAAACAAGAGGGTCAGAATGAGCTAATGTTTCAATCGTTTTAAAGTCAAGAATTTTAGGTCTTTCGCGCTTTCCTTGCCCCATATCCCTCCCAGCGGAAGCTACAGAGTCCATTATCGAAGAAAGAAGGTCGCCCCCCTTTCTAGGGGCGGGGACAGTCCTCCCCACGCGCACCATAGACGCTTTCTGGATACCGCTCTTAACTCTTGTTAAAATGTTAGCCATTTATTACTCCACGTTTAGCTTATTAATTATTGTCACGTCTTTTTCTTCCAATCTTCCTTAGTAGCTTTATAGCCTTCAGATATTTTTGCTGTAATTCATTGATAGAAGCTAAAGCATACATTATTTGCCCTTTTTCTCTTTTATCCCTAAATGATTTAGCTTTAAGGTCAACAATAAACTCCTTTTTAATGGCCTCAAGCTGACTCATTCTTTGATATAAAGACATCCATGCACCATCTTCGTCGTGTTCACTCTCGCGTAAGGCTGCCCTTACAAATTCAGATGGTTTCTTTTGGACAAGTCTTCTTATGGACCTTAAGGTGCTTCTCCTAATCTCACTAAAATCGTCATCTTCATATTCATATTCCTCTGTCCTGTTGCGCCTTTCTTCCTCTATCACTTCTGGTTTACGATGCCTCAATATACGCCTTCTCCGCCTATCATAAGGCATCTTGGGTAGCCGCCCTCCCATTTGCTGCCTTGTAAGAATATGATCGCCTGCTTCTTCGTACTCTTCTCTTCTTTTATCCCCAACTGCCCTTATTATTTTCATAGCTCGTATATACTTCCCCTGCAATTCATTGGCCAATGTTATAGCATATCTTGTTTGCCCTTCTTCACTTTTGTTTTCAAAAGATTTATTTTTAATAGTACGAACAAATAACTTCTTAGCAGAATCAAGTTTACCGATTCTTTCATATAAATACATAAATGCCATATCTATATTGTTGCCAGAGACCTTTAAGGCCCCCCTTGCAAGGTCAGATGGTTTCTTTTGAGCAAGGTTTCGTATAACCCTTAATGTATCTCTCCTAAAATTACTATAATCAGCATCATCTTCGTTGCCATATCCGTCATTATATTCATATTCGCTTTTAACTCGCTTCTTTTTACGCTTATACCTATATGGCTTTAAATTATGCCCTAAGTCCTCCCTTGTCAACATTAAATCACTTACTGGATGAGAAGAAATAGCCTTATTAATATTTTGCCCAACAGGGCTAGAGGCTAACTTATTTATCAACTCATTTACATCGCATATAGTCCCAATATATGTAGAAGATTTACTTATTTTACCAAATCTTCTTTGATACCACTTAGGCTTATTTACCTTCCCTTTAGTCCCAGCCTCCATAAAGTTTCTTGTCAACCTCTTTTCTTGAGAATTCCACATAGCCTCCATTGCTTCCATATCACGAGGCTGTTGCCCCCTTCTCCTACGCTTTTTCTCCCTTCCTTGTTCACTCTTTCTTTCTTGTTTAATATCTTCAAGACGACTTAATTCATTCCCCCTTCTCATTGCTCTATAGTTTTTTATCTCACTCTCTAAAATCCTTCTATCTACTCCAATATTAAGAGGGTTTAATATAGGATGTCTACGCACCTTATCTTGTAACCCCTTCATAGCCCCCCATATAATTCCTACGGTAGCTCCTGTACCAGCCCCCTCAAGACCGGATGCCACAACCTGTTTAACGTCTCTTCCAAGTTGCTTCCTTCTTCGATCAAACTCTTTTGAGAAACCTTTCTTTTGTGAAATCCATTTCTCTCTATCTTCAGGGGTAACAGGCTTATTTCCAAAAAGCTTTACCCCCCGTACAACGAATCCTAATGTTCCCGTTAAATCATCGTCAACATATTTTTCTCTCTGGGTCCTGCTTTTCCGCTCTATCTCCTCTCTACGCCTTCTCTGATTTAATTCACGGACTCGCTTATACTCTCTTCTTACTTCTTTAACCCCTCCACCTCCAAAGCCTTCAATCCCCGCTAAATATGCCCTCTCAGCCATATATCCAAGTGTAGACAATGTCCCCTTTGGAACCCTGCGTATTCCATAGCCTGTGCGCTCTCCATACTCCCTGCGCTGGCTTGGAAGGGGCTTCTCCCCTTTCTTACGAGACCCCTTCTTTCCTCCTTGAGAGCCCTTTGTATGAGGATTAAGAGGATCATCAGACCTCCATCCTGAACGACCTCTTTGACCCTCTTTTTGTAGTTTAGTAAATTTACCTAAAGACAATGCAGCTTTCTTAAATTCACGCTCTTTATTAACTCTTTTAGAGAACTCCTTCTTAGATTTATTGGCTACATAATATACACCAAGCGCAGCCATTAATGCCGTTTTAACCGGCATAGGAAGAATATTCCATGACTTCCTTATTCCGCTCAATACCCTCTTCAATCCAACCCTGCCTACAAAATATCCAACTAATAATACACGTAAAGATGAAGGAAGTTTCTCTAATAAAACATCTCTCCTAAACCCTTCGTGCATAGTCGATGTCTGTATAGGGCCATAAGTGGATACTTTTTTAAGTTTATTCTTAGACTTCTTATTCGTCTTCCATAAGGCTATGCGAATAGCTTTTGCTTCATCTCCTGTATCACGAAGAATTGCATTTGCTATTTTCGCAGCTTGAGCTGGATTATCTTTAGCCCCCTTTTGACGCATCTGTTCTGTTGTCCAGGGCATTATTAATCCTCCCCAAACTTCTTTACGCCCATAAATCCAACCAACTTAGCCATCCCTCCTTCATTTTCTACATTAACAGAATTTTTCTGAGCTTCTCCACCTACAGGAGGTAAACCTTCAGTCGTAGGCGGTGTTTCCTGTTCTCCCATTCCAATTAATTTCATTGACCCAAAAGCGCCACATCGACTACACCTTAAACTAACCACCTCATTTAACCTTGACTTATCTAGGTCAACAACAAAACCACACTGAGAACATTTTAATTTAGCAGGACTAACCTCTTGAATAGGCGTCCCTTCCTTTCCTTCTCCAGGACTCCACGTAGAATCGGGCTGTTGTTTTCTAATTGAGGTTTCATCAATATTATTCACTTTCTTTAATATGCCATCCATCCTTTTCTTTAGGTTGTCTAATTCTCCTGTATAACGCCTAAATCCCCCTCTTCCCATTGGACGAGTCAACCCAGGCTTATAAACGCGCACCCCACTTCTAGCTCCAGTCCCCGTAGAAGAGCCCCCACGTCGCCGTACAGGCGTTCCCCTAGCTCCCCGCGCCCTCGTATGCCCAAAGCCAGGAGAAACGCTTTGTGTGCTAAGTTTTCTCGAAGACAATCTTGTCCTTCTTGCCATCCTTGCGGGGCTCATTGCCTTTGGAGGAGCTTGAGGGGTCGTCGTCCTTCTTTGTGCATAAGCAGCTTTAGCGGATGCCACTCTCCCTGCACGACCAGCATTGGGTGTCCCACGAACAACATGAACAGTCTTCCCAGAGGACCCTATTCGCGTGCCTGTAAATACTTTATTGCCACCCGCATATTCTTCGTTCTCATATATCCCTCCCAACTCATCATCATAAATACCAGGATAATAATAATGTAAGTAATCTAAGTCTAAAGGCTCATCTTTCCTGCGCCTTGAGGCAGCAGTACCAATCCCTGCCCCTCCAATACCGCTAACAGCTAATGCAGCTAACTTCTTTTTACGACTTATCCCACGTAAATAGGGAAGAATTCTGCGTAACCTACTAGCCAATTCATACTCTTCACGAGGTTTCTTTTTCTTACGCCTTAACGCTAAAGCTCCTACACCAGCAGCCGCTCCAGAAGCAATAAGCCGCCTACGAGCGGCCTTTTCCTTCCTCTTTACGTCAACAACCCTTCCTGCCCATCTCTGGGTTTCAAGGGCATTCCCCCTTCTCATCCACTCAGCTTGTTTCGCCGCTCTAGCCAACTTGGTTGATTTATATGAACGTATGGCTTTTCCTCTTCGCCCTAATCTTGTTGCTATACGGCCAAGAGAAGCTTTAACCACAGAAAGTCCATCATCTTCTTCATACTCATAATTCCTTTTATTTCTACGGGCATGAGCTTGCAACGCTAATGTTCCAGCAACCCCACCTACAGCCCCAGATGTATACTTATGCTGTCTAATAACGCGCTTAGTTGCTTTACCGGCAGTTTTTACGTCCTTTAGCGTACGTGCAAGAGCGGCTGCTTTCTTGGGACTCTTACGGGCAATATACTCAATTAATCTCTTCCCTTGTTCCCCAGCAAAGACCCCCAGTTTACCTCCAGCATACTCTTCCTCGTATTCATTACGCCGTCTTTTACGTCTACCCGCTTGAACAGCCAATGTTCCGGCAACACCCGCTATTGCCCCTGTTGTATATTTATGGCGTCTTGCAACATCTCTTGTCGTCCTACCGATAGTTTTCGCATCCTTTAGAGTCCGCGCCAATTCCGCTGCCTTCTTAGGACTCTTACGAGCAATATAGTCAATTAATCTCTTTCCCTGTTTACTAGCAAAAACCCCTATTTTACCACTAGCATACTCTTCTACCTTCCCTTTAGCCCCTGCTACGGTTGCAACACATTTTAATATCATTCTATCTTCATCAGTATCTACGCCAATTAAGTCTTTTACAAGATTAACCTTCTCTTCCGGCTTATTTAATTGGCTGAATACACACTGTATCTGCTGCTTAGAGAGTTTATGTCTATTAAATACACCCATCAACTCATGCAAAGCAGTTATAGGGCTTTCACCAAGGATAGAAACTTTCTTTAAGTCACCATCAATGGAGACTTTCCTTGTATTATAGCGCCTTTGAACGCGATCTATAATACGCTCCAGTTTCTCCCTCATAGCGGGTCCTTTTGCCCCTGTGTATAAATCGCTTAATAGCCAAAATAATAGATGCCACTTGGCTGCTTCAGGAATACGAACTGCCCCAGAACCGAAAACTGGCATTATATGTCCTCCTAATTATATAACTATTTTACAGATTGCTACTTTAAGATTATCGTCTTACTACTTCATTGTATTAAGACGTTACCGCTCTCTACGCCCCATACGATAGTTAAACCTTGAAAGACAGTCATATTCGCCCCCCCCAATCTCTCTTTATATTCCATCATAACATTCTACCTATCGTTAATTGCCCAATAAAGAGGGTAATGATCTAACTCATCCCCTATGATATTATTTGCGGTATCTACCATATCCTTAGGCCAATCTTCAGGCTTAGGAAATTCACCTTCCTTCTGCCTATTATAATTGTCACTAAGAACAGCCCTTATCTTCTCTCCGCTAGGTAGCGTTAACCCTAAGAATGTTGCTAGACTGGATAAACACTCTCCCGCAAATATATGTTCTGCATAAAACAATAAACTTCTCTCTGTCCCTACCCTATTACAGAACTCACGGATAAACCTATTTCTATTCTTCCAATACCAACATACTTTCTCGAATGGCCCTCACTTAGGCCATAGCTCAATATCAGGGTCATCTCTATTTGGAAACATAGACATATTATAGCCTTCTCTCCTATCCCCAACATAAGGGGTATACCATTTTCTTCTCATGCAAGAACGAATAAAAGCTCTTGGGTCTCTTACTATGTGTAGGAACTTACAGTGAGGAAGACAGGCGTTCGCTTCATAACACCTAAACGCATTCCTGCCTCCAAGTTCAACATATCCCTTTTTAGCTAAAATAGATTTAACCAATAAGGCTTCCCTTGACTTTAGCCAATTATCAATATTATGGGGTATATCCCCAAGACCATAAAATGTATTCAGTCCACCATCCATTTGAGGACCAGGTTCGTGGTAAACAAATGCTTCAGGGGCATCTTTAAATATGTCCGTTAATGTCATCGTCCCACATCTCCCTGTAGACAACCCTATTACACAGGGATTAATTTTAAAGGCATCAAGAAGGTGCATTATTTTTCCTCTTTTTCTATTATAGGACTAACTAACAAGTGAGCATATCTGGTATAGTTTACTAATTCATCTTCCACTATTCTCAACACCCTATTCGTTGTCTCTATGCTCCAATCTTTAACTTTAGGGAACTCTCCTTCGCTCTGACTATTAAGGGGGCAAGATAATATCTTCCCTGTATTTTCTCCACAAGGGAGAGATAGCCCTAAGAAGTTTGAAAGGACATCTAATCTATTCCCTGCAAATAAGTCTTCAGAGTAAAATGTAAGATGCCTTTCTTTCGGTAATGTCTCGCAAAATGTTCTAATCCACTCATTTCTCTTTCTCCAATTCCATGCAACTCTCTCATACTCTGCTAAGAGAGGCCATTCTTTATAAAACATATCCCCTTCTTTAGGGCACATACCCGCATGTATCCTACCCGCCTTATACCATCCTCTCCTTACCCCTGATCTTACAAAATACCTTGGGTCACGGATTAAGTGCAAAAACTTAGACTGTGGAAGCTCTTTAGATATTTCATAGGCTATGAATGTAAGGTGTGCGCCTAATTCTACATATCCTACATTCGCTTTTATAGATTGACAAAATAAGTGCGTCCTTGTGTCCCATAAAGACCTTGTTTTATCTAAAGGAAATACTGATATATGAGGTAAGGGTTCATGCCAACATAGGGCTTCAGGACTATCTCTAAAAAGCCTTTCCAGAGTTAAAGTCCCTGTCCTTCCCGTTGATAAACAAAATACCATAGGTTCAATCTTTTCAAAATCATACATTATTACCCTTCCACACAAAACCCTGAACAGGGATTAACTTACCGTCCTTTTCTTATAACTCATACAAATTTGTATCTATCCATTCTTTAACATACGTTACAACAACCCACTCTCTATTCCCAACAGCTTTTGCTTCTATCCCTTTTGTAACCACAGTTGTAATCCCACAGTTTATAATCACTCGCTTACACATCCTACAAGGTTCAGGGATTATACGGGGAGAACCCTCTATCATCCCATTATCTTTAGGGGATTCTATCATCTCTAAGTATAATGCTGCACCAATACACTTCTCTCTCCCTGTCTGTAAACAAGCATTCATCTCTGCATGTACTGATCTACATAGCTCATAATTCTCTCCTGGCTTTACTTTTAACTCTTCCCTTAAGCATGTTCCTCTGTCTGTGCAATTAGGAAGTCCTCTTGGCGCTCCTGTATATCCTGTAGAAACTATCTGGTCATTATTAACTATTACTGCTCCATAGTTCCTTCTTAAACACGTTCCTCTCTTGGCTACCTCATGTGCAATGTTTAAATAATACATGTGCTTATTTGGGCGAGTCATTACTCTCTTCTCCTTTGTCAGTCCCTACGTAATTAATCATGTCTAATATAAGAATTCCATATATGCCTATTTAGCTCTCCCCTAACCTTATCTACCTCTTTATCTCTACTCCTTCTACCTATATAAATACCTACTAAGAAACTTATTACCATTAAAGCAATTATCCCTATTTCAAGTTCCTCATACATTACTATTCTCCCTTTAACTTCTTAAATATAAAACATACTCTCACCCTATGATTCGTGCTCCTTATAATCCCTATTGTTCCTTCTAATTTCCAATATTCTTTTCTATACATAGGAAATACTTGATCTAACCATACCATATAACCATTATATTTTAATACCTTATAACATTGTTTAAATACTTTTCTTCTATTAATTAAGCATACACCATAATGGGCAGCATCCTCTTCAGAGTAAGGAGGATCGGCTAATATGAGATCGGATACCTCTGTCCCTATACTCTTGTTCAACTTATGGACGTCACAACACACGTCTGGCTGTATAACCTCTCCTGTCCTCTCATTCTTCACGTCATGTAAATCTACCCTTACATCCTTCTCCCCTACGTCTTCTTTCTTTAATGATCCTGAGAATAAATGTAGAACATTATTCATATCTGGAAATAAACTCATCACCCTCTTTACATAGCCTGGAGGATAACTCCCGTAATATCCTGTTCCTTTATAGTTATTCCCTATCATCCACACCCCGTATAACCATCCATTATTATACGCTAAGGGTGGATAATTTGGGAATGCCTTCCTATAAAAGTGCCCTCTTTCCTGCATGTCCATTGTTTTGCTCCACTGTCCGTATATATATTCTATGAAATCCTGTCACGAGCCTCTATAAAATCTTCTATTATTAGCTGTATTGTACGTGAATTAGTTTCTCCTTTAAACCATGCAAGAAAGTTCTTCAATCCCTCCTCTTCGCTAACTGGCTTACCTCTGGCTTTATCCTTACTTCTCTCAACCTCCCTCTTTATTATAGCATCTCTTAACTCCTTATGCCCCATCCTTTCCAGGTCTACATCCGCTAAATATCTTATTGGAATTTTACTCCTTATTTCTTCTCTTAACCTCTCTATCTCATTAACAAGACCTAAGGCAAACCCTCTTAATGCACTGGTGCCATCCTCGGGTCCACTCTCATTTACTAACCCCTTTACCTTTTTACGCAATTGTCCTATTTTTAATTCATAGCATCTTTTATTTTCCGTCTCTACCTTTTCCATTGTTTTGCTCCATTAAGATTATCTTGTCACCCTATGAATATTTCTTTCTAACGGCAATACTGACTAACTGGTCTCTCCTCTTCCCAAGAAGAGTTACTATCGTTTCTATATTCCCCTTATATCTCCTTTTCATATCTCTGCTAACATTATCAAGGAAGCTTACCCTAGGAGCCAACACCTTGAGGCCAATCAGCCGTTGTTGGTCTGCCTCCCTAGCCAACCTGATCGCTTTCCCCATAGATAGCTTGACCGTAGAGCCAAACTTACCCCCTATGCCCCCATAACCATACCTCGTGATGATCTCAGCCATCCTACGCTGAAATTCTCCATTCCTCTCAAGCCACTTCCAGATGCTTAAGATAATCTCTTTCTCTCCTGAATGTAAAAGACCTTTCTGGAGCTTATTATTAGCCTTTCTTATAATCTTTCTATTCGGCAATCCAACCACTCCCATCAATCGTGCATACTTCCCTTCAAACCCAACGGCAGCATCTTCATCAATCCATTTCCCCGTCCTTATATTTACAAAGCCAAAATTCACATCGCGTCTTGACCCATTCACAAAATCAATAACTCTTTCACTCCCTTTATACCCTAACTTTACAGCCACTCTATCAGCTATTTGTAAAT